ATAGTAGATCATAAAGCTTTCTAAATTCGAGTTTAGAAACATTAAAGATCATGTATATTAGTCTAATATCATGGTTATTGGCAAGATCACGAGCTATCTAGCTTTAGGTCTTGTCGGTGCTTTTCTTATCAATGCTCTAATCAGACCCGCATCAGCGATTGGTACAGGTGGTGCATTACAGGAAACTGGTAAAGGTATAGCCTCAATAGGTGCGGGAATAGGTTCATCATTACGGTCAATCGGAAGCGGTTCCGCAAAACTGTTTGACCCTCTATTCACTTTAAGAGACTTAGTTTATGACGCTAATGTTTCGGGTGCTGCAAGTGTAGGGCCTGTATCTCAAAATCAGGGTACAACTGATAACGCACCAGGTGTTGCCACACCCAGTACTAGTACAATCACCTGGTCTAGTGGAACTACGGCAACAGTGCCAACTCTAAGTGCTGCTGCCACCTCATTTTATAGGAATCTTGGAGTCAACATATCATGAGAAAAGGCAGTAAAGAAGCCAAAGCATGGGGCGCAAAAATGAAACGACTTAGAGGTAAAAAATCTACACGAAAAGGGGGCGTGAGGAAAACCGCTAGACGTGCCTATAAAGGGTTGAAAAAACGTACTCGAAGGTCAAGATGTGTAACTAAATGTGTAACTAGAAGATATAAGAAAAAATCAGATAATTGGTCATTTTAGACCCAAATGTATTTCTCACCTTTACACTTAGGACAATCTTCTGTAGTATTGTAAATTGGGTCAAGTTTAGTTGAATTAGATTGTAAATCTACCGTTCTAACTATGCCATGCGGATGACCGTCTACTGTATCAGCGCACAGGTCACAAGGAAGTAGATGCTTGGGCTTCAGCTCCAGTTTGGGCCTCTTTATTACTGGTGTTTGCGGATTTGATTTTTTCATAAATTCGTTCAACTATAGCAGGGTCTTTCTTTACTGCCTCTTCAACTTGTGGAACCAGGAATGATGCAGCCTTTCTGTACTTGTTTGGTATCAACTGCATAATGACCTCACCGAGACCTGAGTTCTTCATGTCTGTTTCTGTAACTGTAGTGCCTTCTTTTATTCTGTTAACACTTGATTTAAGCCGTAAAATTTCTTGCCGATATTCTTTCGCTTCTTCTTTCTTACTATCTGCTAAATATTGAATATCAGCCTCAAAGTCCTTGATGCGCTGCCGAGAGTGTTTATTGACAGTTGACTTAGAGCGAGCAATGAAAACGGCACACATACCACCACATAAACTCGCCACCAGGATAAGTGATGCAGATAAAACTTCGATTTCCACATGATTTGAATGAAATTACTTAGATCTAAGCCTTTCTAACCTCAATACTACCTCAATACTACCTCACTTTAGCTCATAAAACCTGACAAAAACCCTAATACCACCTAATGATTATTTGAGAGTATCCTTAAAGTCTCGGCATTTCGCTGTTCCTAGGGGACATGGTATTGGCTTGGGGTGAAAAGAAAAGGGGACTGGTTGTATATACCAGTCAAAACAAATAATATATATTATAGTACGACTTAGCATTATTATGACATTAGACCCAGACTATGTAACAAAAGCAGAACGTGAAAGACGCCAACAGACTGCACAGAAGGAAACTAAAGTAGCCAAAACTATTTCCATTCCAATTAGTTATTGGGCTTTACTAGACCAGGTTAAAAACAAACTAGGTAAGAAAAATGTTAATGAAACTTTGATGTATTGTATTAAAGAAATAGGAATAGGGGAAGGTATAGAATCCTAATGGCTAAATTACGTGGTAAACAAAAATGGAAACATTGTCTAACTATTCAAGGTGAGTTATGGGCTTTAGAACGTGAACTAGATTCTATGTCACAACGAGGCATTAATGTTAATAGACAATTAGGCAGGGTTCGAAGTATAATTTTAAGAACCCATACAGATAATCAAAAAACGCTAAAGAGATGGATAAAACCCGCTCCCAATCATATAGGTAAAGTATGACAACTGAAATTATCCCCAGAGAAAAATGTAGATTCTGTAAAGTCTATTTGGCTAAAGGTTGTCTTAATGATATTTGTATAGAATGTTCTAAAAAAAATGTGATTTAAATGAAAATGGATATAGTCGAAAGTGATTTGAAGCAATTATTTATGTGGATAAAGAACTTAGATGAACTTTGTAAATCGCAACAGGTTTTGATTGAAAGTTTAGAACAGCGAATTATTGAAATGGAAGCGTTTTGCTTTGGTGAGAAATAATTATTTTTTACTGTTATCAAAGATAGAAAGAATAGCACATAAAAATTTTAAAAGCGCAATCTGAATTTTTAATCTTATTTTTTTTAAATTCATTTATGTTTTAGAAATACCGTAAACTGTTAAAATTGCACCACTGATAATATTTGAACCTTCCATTCTTATTTGAATACTTGAAACTGGATTAGTAGTGTCCTGGTCTCCACCTACTGCTTCACTTCTTGATGGTGCAGTTGCGCCTGCATCTTTTGTTGTAGCGTGTCCTATCATTTGGTTCTCAACGGATGAGCTTGAAGAAATATAACCATAAGTGAAATTTTCATTATCGCCCGAACCTCCACATCTTATCGAATCGGCACCCGTATCAGTAGAATCAGCCCCACCATTACTAGAATAACGCCAATTATAATTTACTGCCACGGAATTGAATCTCATTTGATAGTTATTTCCACTTCCTGCATCACCAGCAGTCAGCGTGAAGAAATACTCTTCATATGCAGTTAACGCACCACTATCCAAAGTTGGTGAACTTCCACTGGCTGTGGTTTTGGTCAAAAATACCATTGAACCAGCCCCTCCCACCGTTCCCCATTCGGGTGCAGTCCCTGCACCATTTACAATTAATGAATCTCCTGCACTGCCTACACCTAATTCTTGAATATTTGAACCGTCACTGTATAAAATAGAACCTGTGGTTAATCCAAATTGTGTAACGTTGGCAGCAAGGCTACCGCCATCTTGGACAATATTGCTGTCATGTGTATGGGCCTTTGTAACATTAGAACCGCCACCGCTAAAGCCCATTGTTAACCCCGCTCAAAAGCAAAACGTTGACGTTCAGTTGTAAGCAGAGTAGGTGCTACCTGTGCCACTACATCAGTGACCCCAGCAGCACCAGCAGTTACCTGGACACTAACAATGTTTTGGTCATTTACATTAAACTGTGCACCAGCAGATAATGAAAAACTTGTGGAACCGTTTAACGAGATTGTACAAGCATTAGTAGAATCTTGATTAATTATTGCAACAGAAATTGCAACGCCTTTGTATAGACTTGGATAAACAATTGAAGTTGTTGCGCCAGTTGCTATAGTGTTAACGGTTGGAAAACTTTCTAATGTAACATCTTTTGGTTTTGTTGTTATTACAAATCCTTGAATTACTGACGGCATTTAAGCCACCTAGAATAAATTCGCATATTTCAAAACAAACGAATATGCAGCTTGACCAGCACCGACTGCAGTTTGTGCGGTGTTATACGCCAACTGTTTTCCGCCAGCGCTACCTGCAACTTGGATCGGAATAGGGCCTGGTACTACTCTTCCAGAACTGCCAGGATCGGAAGCAGAACTAAAAAACGTCACACCAGCTTCTAAGCCGTTTACTAAAACTCGAGCTTCGTATAGTTCAGCGCCTGTAGGTTGAATTGAAGAAACCATGTCTAAGATAACATTATCTCTGTTCAATTGCTGAACTGTAAGACCGGTAAGAGCATCAGTGGATAAAGCAAAAGTATCGACTGCGGTTGAAGCATGATTATATTTACGCATTAAAGGGACTGCCATAATATCACAAGGTTTGGGTTAACGTATTATCTAAAGCAGTTGAGGTTGTCCGACCACCCATGAACATAGTTGCTGCTGCACCAATTACAGACTCAACACCACCGATTGAATAGGCTGCTACGCCTTCAACGGCTCGTCCCAAAGTGGATCCCATAAAGCCAGGGGCAACCGTATTGCCAACTATACCTAATAGTGCAACAACGCCAGCGCCAGCGAGGACTTTATTTATCGTTTTACCAGTTTTTAATTTAAATGCCAATAGTTATGATCATAGATAGTAGATCATAAAGCTTTCTAAATTCGAGTTTAGAAACATTAAAGATCATGTATATTAGTCTAATATCATGGTTATTGGCAAGATCACGAGCTATCTAGCTTTAGGTCTTGTCGGTGCTTTTCTT